GATGATGCTCAAAGGGAAATTGATATATTGATGGAAAAAATGTCTAATACTTATGAACTTCCTCCTTATGATATGATCGGATAAGAAATATGCTCAATCCATTTTTTCTTCAAGGATCTAAAACAGAACAAGGTCTTATTCAAGATCTAATCAACGAACAGTTGAGGATGTATGGTGTTGAGGTTCATTATCTGCCCAGACAATATATCACAGAAAAAACAATTATAAAAGAAGTTATTGAATCAGAATTTAATAATGCATACCCTATTGAGGCATATGTAGATAGTTTTGATGGATACGGAGATAATCCAACAATTTTATCAAAGTTTGGTATTCAAGCACTTAATGAAATTACATTAATCATTTCAAGAGAAAGATTTAAAACATATATTTCTCCATTAATGAAGGAGCAACCAAATATTAAATTATCAACAAGGCCCAAAGAAGGTGATTTGATTTTTTTCCCTTTGGGTAATCGTTTATTTGAAATTAAATATGTAGAGCACGAAAAACCATTTTATCAACTTCAGGGAAGTTATACTTATCAATTAAGATGCGAATTGTTTAGGTATGAAGATGAACTTATTAATACAAGTATCGATGAGATTGATGAATTAATATCTGGAGATAACTCAACTGATCCAGAAAAAACACCAATTGGAAATCTTGTGAATCTTACGATGGCTGGGGTTGGAATTACTGCGACAGCAACTGCTTCAATTGTAAATGGTGGAATAAGATTCCTTACAATTACAAATCGTGGTGGAGGTTATACTAGCATCCCTACTGTTGGTATTTCATCAGCACCAGCTCCTACAGGTAAGACGGCAACTGCAATTGCTGAAATGATTGGTGGGGTTGTTGTATGTAATGATAATATAAATCCACAGGCAAAATCAGTTCAGAGGGTTTTACTTACTAATGCAGGATATGGATATACTACAACTCCAGGAGTAAGATTTATTGGAGGTGGTGGTAGTGGTGCATCTGCAACTGCTACTCTTGGAGATGGAATTGTAGGTATAATTACTGTTACAAACTCTGGTTCTGGATATATAAATCCGCCAAGTATTACCTTTACTGGAATATCAACAATATCTGCCGCAGCAACAGCAATTGTATCTGCTGCAGGATCAATTACAGCAATTTATATTACAAATGCTGGACTTGGATATACTGCAGATCCAATACTTACAATTGGAAATCCACTCTTAACTTCTGTTGGAAACTTTATTTTTAACGAATTGGTGACCGGATCACAAAGCGGCGTAACTGCAAGAGTTAAATCTTGGAACTCAACTACAAAAATTCTTCAAGTTTCTCAGTTGAGTGGTGATTTTATTTCTGGTGAGAATATTGTTGGTACTGCATCAAGTGCTTCTCATTATTTACGTTCAGTTAATATTGTCCCTTCTCTCAACAAAGATGGATATGCGACAAATAATGAAATTGAGGAAGAAGCAGATGATATTATTGATTTTGACGAGAAAAATCCCTTCGGAATGCCGTAAAACATAAATATTATTTAACTTAAGTTAATTATATGTTTGAGTATTTTTATCACGAAATTTTAAGAAGAACTGTAGTTTCATTTGGTTCTTTATTTAATGACATTACAATTAAGCATACAAACAATAATGAACAAGTTGTTAGTGTGCTTAAAGTTCCTCTTGCCTATGGACCAACTCAAAAGTTTCTTGCAAGATTAAACCAATCGCCAAATTTAAATAAACCAATTCAAATTACATTGCCGAGAATGTCATTTGAATTTACTGGATTAACTTATGATGCTACTAGAAAATCAACAACAACTCAAACTTTTACTGCAAAGTCTGTAGAAGATGGTACGGAAACAAAAAAAGCATATTTACCCGTTCCATATAATATGCAATTTGAGTTAAGTATCATGTCAAAATTAAATGACGATGCTCTTCAAATTGTAGAACAAATTCTACCATATTTTCAACCAGCATATACTATGACTGTAGATTTGGTTGAAACTATTAATGAAAAGAGAGATATTCCTGTAATTCTTGAGAATATTACTATGCAGGATGATTATGAGGGAGATTTTACAACAAGAAGAGTTTTAATCTACACTTTACGATTTACAGCAAAAACCTATCTATTTGGTCCAGTTTCTTCCGCAACAAAGGATATTATCAAAAAAACTACTGTCAGTTATATTGCGGGGGATCCTACTTCTACTCCATCAAGAGAAATTGTATATTCAGTAGAACCAAGAGCAATACAAAACTATACTGGAATTGTTCTTACAAATATATCAAAAGATATTACGATCGATACTACTTTAATAGAAGTAAATGATGCAAGTTCTATTTCGACCAATACATACCTAGATCTAGAAGGAGAGGAAATTTATGTAACTTCAAAGACAGGAAATATTCTTACAGTTGAAAGAGGTAGAGATGGTACACCAATTACTTCACATTTGTCTGGAGCTGAAGTTAAATCAATTACAACTGCAGACAATGCTTTAATTGAAGATGGGGATGATTTTGGATTCAGTGGTTCTATATTTTGATAGAGTATGAAAATGACAAAAAAGTTTGATAAACTAAACGAAACTTTTAATGTAGATGGCGAAATAGTTCCTGTCGAAACAGAAAGTGTTTCTGAGAAAATAGAAAAATATGCATCAGATGCTGATGACATTAAAAAAGATTATGATTATGCAAGAGGAAATTTATATTCACTTGTAGAAAAGGGGCAGGAAGCAATTAATGGAATTCTTGAATTAGCACAAGAAAGTGAAATGCCTCGTGCTTATGAAGTTGCGGGGCAATTGATTAAGAATACAAGTGAAATTGCAGAAAAACTTATGGCGTTACATAAGATCAAAAAAGATGTCGAAGAAGATAATCCAAAGGGACCCACAACAGTCAACAATGCCCTTTTTGTTGGGTCTACTACAGAATTAGCAAAACTCTTGAAGCAGCAAACACAAAATCAATCAGAACAATAAATACATAAAGGGTTCATTTAACTAATGAATAAATTTAAGTCTCATAAAACAGTTGAACAAATTGCAAAGAAACATCGCCTTGAAGTTTCTTTCATACAAAAGCAACTTGATATGGGAGAACCTATTGAGCACGAGCACACACAGGACCACGAATTAGCAAAAGACATTGCTCTTCAACATCTTGATGAAATTCCAGATTATTATACTCGATTGAAAAAAATGGAAGCAGATGCCAAAAAGCATCATAAAAAATTTAAAGATGTAAAAGAACATTGTGGATGTGAAGAAGATGTTGTTAAAGAACTTGAAATTGGTCTTAAGAAATTAAATAATATTTCTTATAATTCCATTGATAGTCTAATGCGTCAGATTATGAAAAAGTATGATATGACTGCTAAGCAACTTCACAATGCTTTTGTAAATAAGCACGATAAAACTCCAGATGAATGGATTAAAAATTTAAAAGAAGAAACTAAATCTGGTGATGAAGGTCTTCGTGATTGGTTTGGTAAATCCAAATCTTCCGATGGTAAAAGTGGATGGGTCCAATTAGGTGGAAAGTGGGCAGGAAAACCATGTGCCCGTCAAGAAGGTCAAACTTCTACCCCAAAATGCGGAAGTTCTAAAATGAGAAGATCACTTTCAAAAGATGAAGAAGAAGCAGCAAGACGTAGAAAAAATATTCAAGACCCAAATCAACCACAAAAAACTGGTGGAGCAAAACCAACTAACGTAAGAACTGAAGAAATGGACCTACAAGAAGTCAAAGACAAACCAGGCAAAGGTAGCGGAAAAAAAGATGCTTGTTACCATAAGGTAAAGTCAAGATATGACGTATGGCCAAGTGCATATGCATCTGGGGCACTTGTTAAATGTCGTAAAGTTGGTGCAGACAACTGGGGAACTAAATCTGAGGCAACTATGCACGAAGAAGAAAGATACTGCCCCTTATGCGATAAGAGAGAGGCAAGATCCGAATGTTCTTATGGCGAAAAGGCATGGGATAAAGTTTCTGTGAAAGACGAAGAGTATTCAATGGCAAGGTCCGAATTAAAAACTATTCATAATGCACTTAAAAGATTGGAGAAAAAGGTTGGTAAGGGTGAAGGTGATTTAGAAGCATGGGTTCAGTCAAAGATCACTAAAGCAGCAGATTATATTGATACTGCTGCAGACTATGTGGCAAGTGGTGAAATGGAGGAACAAAGATTGGTTGATAAAATTATGGATGAAATGAAATGTTGGCCTGGGTATGAAAAGAAAGGTACTCAGAAACTTTTTGGCAAAAAATACAATAGATGTGTAAAAAAAGAAGATGTAACTATTGAAGACTTGGACGGCAACACTTTTGCGGAAGTGGTTGATTTAATCAAACCAGAACCAATTAAGGGGTTCAAATCACAAGTAGATGAAGCAACAAGACTTCAAGCACAAACTGGAAATATCATCGCAGTTACTCTTTCTTGGAGAGGAAAATATTATTCACTCAAAATATTTTTCCCTCAAGTAAAACTTCCTACTCGTAAAGAAATTAATGATGAACTTCAAAAGGTTTATCCTGGATGTAACGTACTTTACCATTCTGTTTCTGATCTTCAACCAGGACAACCATTAATTCAAGCATTTGGTCCTCAGGGAGGAAGTGCAGCGAAACCGGGGGCAAACAAAAATTATGTAAAACCAATGGGAGAAGAAGTTGAGATTGAGGAAGATTGGCAAGCGGTTAACCGAAAGGATAGAACTGATGGATTAAGTCCAGATGCAGTTAAAGCATATCGTAGAGAAAATCCCGGTTCAAAACTACAAACTGCGGTAACTGAAAAAAATCCAACAGGAAAAAGAGCATCTCGTCGCAAGTCCTTTTGTAGTCGTATGTCTGGAATGAAATCCAAACTTACTTCAGCAAAGACTGCAAGAGATCCCGATAGTAATATCAACAAAGCACTCCGTCGTTGGAATTGTAATTAACAAATAGGTTTTATTATGTCAAATGATGTTTATCTTGGTAATCCTTTATTAAAAAAGGCAAATACTGCTATCGAATTTACTCAAGAACAAATTCTTGAGTTTGTTAAATGTCAGGAGGATCCCGTTTATTTTGCAAATAATTATGTAAAGATTGTAACTCTTGACCACGGATTGCAGACATTCAAACCGTATCATTTTCAAGAAAAATTAATTAGAAATTTCCATAATCACAGATTCAATATCTGTAAGATGCCTCGGCAAACTGGAAAAAGTACTACTGTAGTATCTTTTCTTCTTCACTATGCAGTATTTAATGATAATGTAAATATAGGCATTCTTGCAAACAAAGCGGCAACGGCAAGAGAACTATTAGATAGACTTCAGACTGCTTATGAAAATCTTCCCAAGTGGATGCAGCAAGGTATCATATCTTGGAATAAAGGATCTCTTGAATTGGAAAACGGAAGTAAGATCCTGGCTGCTTCTACTTCTGCTTCTGCAGTTCGTGGTATGTCATTCAATATCTTATTTTTGGATGAATTTGCTTTCGTCCCAAACCATATTGCAGATTCTTTCTTTGCTTCGGTTTATCCTACAATTACTTCAGGTAAAAATACTAAAGTTATTATAGTTTCTACTCCACATGGTATGAATCATTTCTACCGAATGTGGCATGATGCTGAGAAAGGTAAAAATGAGTATATATTCACCGACGTTCATTGGAGTGAAGTTCCGGGGCGCGATGAAGAATGGAAAAAACAAACCATTGCAAACACAAGTGATCAACAATTTAAGGTTGAGTTTGAATGTGAATTCTTAGGATCTGTCGATACTTTAATTGCTCCAAGTAAACTTAGAACCCTCGTGTATGACCATCCTAAGACCCGTAGTGCGGGTTTGGACGTTTATGTGGATCCTATAGAAGAGCATGACTACTTAATCACCGTAGACGTTGCTAGAGGTGTTGGAAGTGATTACTCCGCATTTGCTGTGGTAGATATTACACAGTTTCCACATAAGGTAGTTGCTAAGTATCGAAATAATGAAATTAAACCAATGTTATTTCCCAGCATTATTTACGACATAGCAAAAAGTTATAATGATGCTTACATTTTGTGCGAGGTTAATGATGTTGGAGATCAAGTAGCATCAATTCTTCAGTATGATTTGGAATATAATAATCTTCTTATGTGCTCTATGAGAGGAAGAGCAGGTCAAATTGTTGGACAGGGATTTTCTGGAAAGAAAACTCAGTTGGGAGTTAAGATGTCTAAAACTGTAAAAAAAGTTGGATGTTTAAATCTCAAAACAATGATTGAGGAAGATAAGTTATATCTAAATGATTATGAGATTATCAGTGAACTTACAACCTTTATACAAAAACACAATTCATTTGAAGCAGAAGAAGGGTGTAATGATGACTTAGCAATGTGTCTTGTAATTTATGCTTGGTTAGTAGCACAAGATTATTTCAAAGAACTTACTGATCAAGATGTAAGAAAGAGATTATATGAAGAGCAGAGGAATCAAATCGAACAAGATATGTCTCCATTTGGATTTGTTTCCGATGGTTTAGATGAAGATAGTTTTGTTGATCAGGATGGTGATAGATGGCACCTAGATGAATATGGAGATCGTGCATATATGTGGGAATATATGTAATGGATTTGGATAAGCAAATTAAATTAGGTCATTTGTTGCTTACTGATAGAGAATGTAGAGTTTGTCGTGAAGTAAAGAACCTAATAGATGGATTTTATAGAACACGTAAAGATAGAGGGCCAGTTGCATCTTCATTTTCTTATGAATGTAAAGAATGTACAGTAAAAAGAATTATAGAATCAAAAAAAAGATTGAAAATATCAAATAAATGGGAATATCCTGATTGGTAAATATTCGCGTCATATTTCCCCCACGTAAAGTATCGTTTTAATAAATAATTTTTAGTTAAACTGAGATTACGGAGAAAAAAATGGCGACTCCTCAATTATCTCCAGGCGTACTCGTCAGAGAAGTTGATCTAACTGTAGGAAGAGCTGATAATGTTTTAGATAACATTGGAGCAATTGCTGGTCCTTTTGCAATTGGTCCAGTTGAAGAGGCAATTGATATTACTACAGAAAACGATTTACTTAAAGTTTTTGGAAAACCATCCTCAACAGATGGACAGTATGAATATTGGATGAGTGCATCATCATATCTTTCATATGGTGGTGTTCTTAAGGTTTCTAGAGTAGATGGCATAAACTTAGTTAACTCTAACGCAATTAGAAATTCTAGTGGAGTATCCACTGTAGGGGAACCATACTTAAAAATTAAAAACTTTGATGATTATGAAGCAAATTTTGCTGATGATATTGCAAATTATATTTTTGCAGCAAAAAATCCAGGTTCATGGTCGAATAACTTAAAGGTTTGTGTTATTGATGATAAAGCAGATCAAATTGTCGGAATTACTACCACAAACCCAGGTGCTGTAGGTGCTATAGTTGGTTATGGAATAACTGTTGCACTTACTAACCAAACTATTCCAGCAAATGGAGAAACTACAACTTTTAATGGATATTTAAAAGGCATTATTACTGGAGTAAGGACAGATTCTACAAATGGAAACAGTGAACTTGATGTTAAGATTGTTTCTAGAGTTTCAAACGCCACAACTTCATATAGTACTAAATTAAATACTACAACAGTAGGACTTACCACAGCTGCATCAACAACAGTTTATTTAAATTCCACAACGGGAATTACAACTGCGGATTTGTTTAGTATAACTGGAGTTTCCAATCGGGTATCAATTGTCTCGGTAAGTTCAACCTCAGTGACATTGGGTTCTGCTTTAGGTACAGTCGTTCCTCAAGGAACATCAGTTAAATTTGAAAATGCAGTTTCAGTTGCTTCAACTGAAACTAAAATTTCGTATTCATCTAGAAATCAAACATCATCTATTGTTGCAGGAAATACCCTTAGATTTGTAAATAATTCTGGAATTACATCGGCAACAACATTATCATCTACTTTTGTGAAAGACTGGTATGATAACCAAATTTTAGAATTATCTAATATTTCAATTCTTTGGAGTTCAATTGCACCAAAACCAGGCACATCTTCATATGGAAGCCAAAAGAATGCGAAGAGTGATGAAATTCACGTAGTTATTGTTGATGATACTGGAAATGTAACCGGAATTCAAGGCAATATTTTAGAAAAGCATATTGGACTTTCTAAAGCGACTGATGCAATTTCTGCAGTTAATTCTCCACAAAAAATATGGTGGAAAAATTATCTTGCCGTTTATTCCAATTATGTTTATGCTGGCGATAATCCTTCGGATGATCTAATTGCATCGGAAGATGTTGTTCAGGTAGGGTTCTCCGAATCTAACAATGGATTTGGTTCATTATCAAGTACAGATGGTCTTTGGAATATAGATGCTCAAGATAAAGTTTACAGTGCTTTAGGCAATGTAACTTATAATCTAACGGGCGGACAAGATTATGGTCCCAATAAAGGTATGACCGCATCATTGGGCGACCTTATCACTGCTTATAATTTATTCTCCAACAGTGATGAGATTCAAGTAGATTATCTAATTATGGGACCCGGATTAGGAAACAAATTTGAGTCTCAAGCCAAGGCAGGACATCTCATTTCAATCGCCAATGGAAGAAAGGATTGTGTTGCAGTAATTTCACCTCATCGTGCAGATGTTGTGGATATTACAAATACTGATACACAAACTGACAACATATTAGAGTTTTTCTCTCCACTCCCTTCTTCATCTTATGCAGTATTTGATAGTGGTTACAAGTATACTTATGATAGATTTAACAATAAGTTCCGTTATATCCCCTGTAACCCAGATGTCGCTGGATTGATGGTAAGAACGAGTATTATTGCATATCCTTGGTTCTCTCCTGCAGGTCAACAAAGAGGAATTTTAAATAATGCGATTAAACTTGCATATAGTCCAAGCAAAGCACAAAGAGATCAACTTTACCCATTAAGAATTAACTCAATTGTTAATCAACCTGGTATTGGAATTCTTCTCTTTGGAGACAAAACTGCTCTTGGTTATGCATCGGCGTTTGATAGAATTAACGTTCGTCGTCTCTTCCTTACAATTGAGCAAGCACTTCAAAGAAGTGCTCAGGCACAACTTTTTGAACTGAATGACGAAATTACAAGGGCAAACTTTAGAAATATTGTAGAACCCTACCTCCGTGATGTTCAGGCAAAGCGTGGTCTTTATGGATTCCTGGTTGTTTGCGATACCACAAATAATACACCAGACATTATTGATAATAATGAATTTAGGGCTGATATTTACCTAAAACCTGCCAAGTCTATTAATTATGTCACACTTACTTTTGTTGCTACAAGAACCGGAGTAAGTTTTGATGAAGTTGCTGGTACTGTTTGATTTAATTTAAAAACACCAAGGAGGACTTAAAAAAATGCCACATTCTATTCAGGACTTTAAATCAGCACTCATTGGTGGTGGTGCTCGTCCCAATCTATTCGAAGTAACAATCCCAGCACCACCAGCTGGAATAAATTTAACTGAAAACTTCCCAATTTTATGTAAAGCGGCTGCACTTCCTGCATCAAATATTGCATCTGTTGATGTTCCTTTTAGAGGAAGAACTTTTAAAGTTGCAGGGGATCGCACGTTTGATCCGTGGACAATTACTGTAATCAACGATCAAGACTTTCTTATCAGAGATGCTATGGAAGCTTGGATGCAATCAATAGGACAATATGCTGATGGTAGTGGTTTTACTAACCCAACAGATTATATGTGCGATGCTTTTGTAAAGCAATTTAGAAGAGGAACTAGTGCTGTAGGTAAAAATACGGCCGTTGGAAATGGTCTTGAAACTGCTGCTACATACAAATTTTTTGATATTTTCCCTACTAATATTGCAGCAATTGATCTTTCTTATGATTCTTCAGATACTATTGAGGAATTTACAGTAGAATTCCAAGTTCAGTACTGGACACCTTCAACTGAAGAAGCATAATAAATAGACTAAAGAACTAAGTTAAAAAATAAATTATGGCGAAACTTTTTGGTTTTTCGATTGAAGATAACGAACCATTATCACCTGGCGTTGTTTCCCCCGTTCCTCCCAATAAGGAGGACGGGGTTGATCATTATTTAAGTAGTGGTTTTTTTGGTTCGTATGTAGATATTGAAGGTGTTTATAGAACCGAATTTGATTTAATTAAAAGATATCGCGAAATGGCTCTTCACCCAGAGTGTGATAGTGCTATTGAAGATATTGTAAACGAAGCAATTGTATCTGACACGAATGATAGTCCTGTTCAAATTGATTTAGATAATTTGAACGCAAGTGATGGTATTAAAAAGAAAATCAGACAAGAATTTAAACATATTTTAGAACTTTTAGATTTTGATAAAAAATCTCATGAAATTTATAGGAATTGGTATGTTGATGGTAGACTTTATTATCACAAAGTAATTGACTTTAAAAATCCTGAGGCAGGCATACAGGAATTAAGATACATTGACGCAATGAAAATGCGTTATGTTCGTCAGGCAAAGAAAAAAGAAGGAGATAAGTACAGAGTTTCGAATCGAATGGTTGATAATCCGATGGATTATGAGTTTCCTGAGATTGAAGAATATTTCGTTTATGAACCAAAAATGACGTATCCCACAGGAACTCCAGCTCCTGGATCTATGGGTGGATCAAATTCGGGAATCAGAATGACAAAGGATTCTGTTACATATTGTACTTCCGGTCTTGTAGATAGAAACAAAGGGTCAACTCTTTCATACCTTCATAAAGCAATTAAGTCTCTTAATCAACTTCGTATGATTGAAGACTCTTTGGTAATTTACAGATTATCTCGTGCTCCAGAACGTCGTATCTTCTATATTGATGTCGGTAATCTTCCAAAAGTAAAAGCAGAGCAATATCTTCGTGACGTAATGATGCGTTATCGTAACAAACTAGTATATGATGCAAATACTGGTGAAGTTCGCGATGATAAAAAGTTTATGTCGATGCTTGAGGACTTTTGGTTGCCTCGTCGTGAAGGTGGTAGAGGAACTGAAATTACGACTCTTCCTGGTGGTCAAAACCTTGGAGAAATTACAGATATCGAATACTTTAAGAAAAAACTTTATAGTTCTCTAAATGTCCCATCATCAAGAATGGATGGAGAAGGTGGATTTAATCTTGGAAGATCTTCAGAAATTCTACGAGACGAAGTTAAGTTCAGTAAGTTTGTTTCGAGATTGAGAAAGAGATTCTCATATATGTTTAGTGATATGTTGAGAACTCAACT